GATGGCGCGAAAGTGAATGATCGACGCCTTTTTGCTTATGGTTTATTTAGGCACCGGTGATTTTCGCAAACTAGAAAGCGGAAACATGCATTTTTATTCTATAATTGAATGTAACTATTTTGCGGAACAAATATCTAAAAGATACGGCAACTATGGGTTTTCTGAATATATTGATGCAAAAGATAGGGTGACGGCATATTGTGTGCCTAGACAAGTAGACCCTGAATTGGTGAAAATTTACTAAGAAGGAATAGTCACATGTTTCAAGCTCTATTGGGACCGTTATCGTCACTTGCGGGCTCTTTCTTGGAAGGACAGATATCTAAGCAAAAAGCAAAAGCCTCACTTGCTCAGACAGAGGCAGAAGCAAAAGCTGAGATTATGAAGACCGCCGCCACCCATGACTCCAAGTGGGAGATCATAATGGCGCAGGCCACAACAACGAGCATCAAAGACGAAATTGTAACCGTAATCGTGTTGATTCCGGTGGTGCTGGTCTTTGTTCCGGGCATGGAAGAGGTGGTCAAGAACGGTTTTGACAGATTGAATGAGTTACCGGACTGGTATCAATATCTGGTTTTTCTCGTATGTAGCGCAGCATTAGGCATACGAGGACTGGACAAGTTTCGGAAGAAGTAGTAAAAATCTCATATGAATGAGATAAATCTCGCACAGTTCATTCTTGATATTGTCCGAAAGAAAAAAGAACAAGTCACAGAGCTTGTAATGGCGGGCGGTGTTAAAGATATGGAACACTATGGGCGGTTGATGGGAAACATTGACGGTCTTGAATACGTTGAACAGGAACTCAAGAGCCTGCTAGAAAAACAGGAGCTAATAGATGACTGAGGCTATACAGCCCGCGGAAGTTACTTCCACACCATGGGTAGACCCTAAAGACAGGGTTCTTGACCCCACTCTCCTTGATAAATCTCTTATTGAAAGAATGCCTCAACCCACCGGATGGAGGGTTCTTGTTTTGCCGTACAAAGGCAAAGCGAAGACCGCCGGGGGTATTTATTTGCCGGATCAAGCGGTTCAGCAAAATGAGGTATCCACCCAAGTAGGCTATGTTTTGAAAGCAGGGGCTCTTGCCTATGCTGAAGAGCAGAAATTTCCCGATGGACCGTGGTGTCGTGAGGGGGATTGGGTGATCTTTGCTAGGTACGCAGGATCTCGTTTTAAAATTGAGGGCGGTGAAGTCCGCATACTTAATGACGACGAAATTCTGGCAACTGTACTAGACCCTGAAGACATTCTTCATAACTGAGAGCTATCATGGAAAATCTTATGGAAGATAAAGACGTAGAAAAGTCCGTTGATACGGGTTCGCCGGAGCCAAGGGAAGAGCCTGTAGAAATAGAGGTTGAGGGCGAACAGGACTCATCTGTTGAGGTGCCACAAGAAGAAACATCTCAACAGGAAAAACAAGTTTCGGATTCTCAAAAAAGAATTGATCGTCTTACAAAACTGAGACGTGAAGCGGAACGCCGTGAAAAAGATGCGTTAGCTTATGCTGAAGCTGTAAAAAAAGAAGCTGACGAATTAAAAACCAAGATGAGAACCCTAGATGAGGGTTACGTCCAAGAGTATTCCGGGCGAGTTGAGTCAGAGCTTGAGACAGCTAAGACAGCACTCCGACAGGCTATGTCTATTGGTGACACGGATGCCGCCGTTGAAGCACAAGAAAGGCTGGCTCAGTTAAGTGTCGCAAAAGAACGCGCCCGCCAAGCAAAAGCGCAGTTTGATCGCCAACCACCGGCGCAAGAACAGGCTGCTCCTGTTGAACAGCAGTACAATCGTTCCGAACCACAGCGTCCTGATCCAAAAGCAGAGGATTGGGCGGAGCGCAATGAGTGGTTTGGTAAGGATGAGGCCATGACTTATGCGGCCTTTGGTATACATAAACGTCTTGTTGAGAATGAAGGGTTTGACCCGAACTCAGATGATTACTATACTGAGCTTGACAGACGACTTGTGGACAAGTTCCCCAACGAGTTTGACAAAACCAGTCAGTCGAGCAGCCGCCCCGTTCAGACGGTAGCTTCGGCATCTAGGACTGCTAAAACATCTGGACGCCGCAAGGTCAAATTGACCCCCTCTCAGGTCGCTATAGCCAAGAAATTGGGTGTGCCTCTTGAAGAGTATGCTAAGTACGTAAAGGAGTAAGATCAGTGTCTGACATAGAAGTAACAAGGTCTACCGGCGTTGATCGTAGCTCCCGTGCTAGTAAGACAAGGGAGAAAGAGACAAGGCGTAAGCCTTGGGCTCCCCCGTCTATGCTAGACGCACCACCTGCGCCCGATGGATACAAGCATCGTTGGATTAGGGCTGAAGTTCGTGGATTTGATGATCAGAAAAACATTTCTGCGCGTCTACGCGAAGGCTACGAACTTGTCCGCCAAGATGAGTACCCAGATTTTGAGGCCCCCGTCGTTGATTCAGGTAAATATGCTGGTGTGTTTGGAGTTGGCGGATTAGTTCTTGCTCGTATCCCATTGGAGACTGTTGCGGAACGGAGTGCTTACTTTGATGGTAGGACTCAAGACCAAATGGAAGCCGTGGATCACGATATGATGCGGGAAAATTCTCACTCTACAATGAGGATCAGCAATGCTGATCGTCAATCGCGTGTAACCTTTGGTGGTCCTAAAAAATAGGACTGAATGGAGACGAATATGGCAAACCAAGATACTGCCTTTGGTCTTCGTCCAATTGGACTCAATGGTGCAGCGGCTAACACCACTGGTGTGACTCAGTATGAGATCGCATCCAACAATACGAATGCTATTTATCAGTATTCGCCAGTCATTCCGCTAGCGGCGGGTGTGATTGATATTGTTGGTAATGCAAACGGTGGTACGGTTCCTGCTCTTGGGGTCTTTATGGGCGTTGAATATGTTGACAGCTCTACTAAGAAAACTGTCTTCAAAAATTATTGGCCGGGTTCAAACAACGTTAGCGTTGATACGAACTTTCCAATCAAAGCTCTTGTAGCTGACAACCCTAATCAACTGTTTATGGTAGCCGCGGATACAACGACAACAGATCGTGCAACTGCACTTGCTGATGTTTTTGCTAACGCGTCACTTGCGACAGCCACTTCGGGCTCAACAGCAACAGGACGTTCAACTGCTGAACTTGATATTTCCACGGCGGCTACAACCGCAACCTTGGCGATGCGTATCGTAGGTTTGACGACAGATGTCGCCAACCTTGACTATGCGTCGGCGGGTGTGAATTTCATCGTTCGGTTTAATTTCCACCACAACGCACCTTGCTCTAGCTCTGATTCTCAGACTACAGCAGCGTCTACTGGCATATAAGAAGGGAGATATAGACAATGGCTATTTCTCGCGCACAACTAGCAAAAGAGCTAGAGCCGGGCCTAAACGCGCTGTTTGGTCTGGAGTATTCTCGTTACGAGAACGAGCATGCAGAAGTCTTTGAAGAAGAGTCCTCAGATCGGGCCTTTGAAGAAGAGGTGATGTTGGGGGGCTTCACAACGGCTCCTGTTAAGAACGAAGGTGGTGCTGTTCAGTTTGATGATGCACAAGAGACATATACGGCTCGTTACACACACGAGACAATTGCTCTTGCGTTTTCAATTACTGAAGAGGCTATTGAAGACAATCTTTATGATCGTCTGGCTTCGCGTTACACAAAAGCGCTGGCTCGTTCAATGGCACAAACCAAGCAGATCAAGGCTGCGGCGATTCTGAACAATGCGTTCAGCACCGGTAGCCCGATTGGTGACGGTGCAGCACTTTGTTCTGCCGCTCACCCATCTCTGTCTGGCAACCAGCGTAACCTGCTTTCTACAGCGGCGGATCTTAACGAAACGTCACTGGAGCAGATGCTGATTGATATCGCAGGCTTTACCGATGAGCGCGGGCTCAAGGTTGCTGTCCGCGGTATGAAGCTCATCATTCCGAAGGAACTTCAGTTTATTGCAGAGCGTGTAATGAACTCAAACCTTCGTGTTGGCACCGCCGACAATGATGCGAATGCCATGAAGAATATGGGCATGATCCCCGACGGCGCAGTGGTTAACCACTTCCTGACCGACACAGATGCATTTTTCATCAAGACTGATGCACCTAACGGCTTTAAGATGTTTAACCGTTCGCCAATCAAGACTGCCATGGAAGGTGATTTTGATACGGGTAACATGCGCTTCAAGGCACGTGAGCGTTATAGCTTCGGCGTATCTGACTGGCGCAGTGTCTTCGGCACACCCGGCGCGTAACAGCGGCGAAATAAATTTGAGAAAGGGCGGCGGTTGCCGCCCTTTCCTTTTTGTTATATATTGATTTTGGGCGCAACTTAGCTTTGTAGACAGGATCATGCCCACCTGACATTGCACGGACTACAAAGCGAAACCTTGTGCAAAGGGTGTTAATATGGCTTCAACTACTTTTTCAGGTCCGGTGACCTCTACCGCTGGATTTATTTCAGGATCAGATTCTCTCGTATCTGTGGCTGCTGATGTAACATTGACTTCTGCTTCTAATGCGGGCCGTACAATGGTCTTGGGTGTAGCAAGCGGCGCGACTGTTACTCTTCCTGCCGCCAGCGGCACGGGTAATGTTTACAAGTTTTTTGTAGCAACCACCGTCACCTCAAACAATTACATCATTCAGGTTGCCAGCGGTGACGACACAATGGCCGGTGTAGCGATTGTTGCTAATGACTCAGACAATTCTGCATCTATTTTTGAAACTGCCGCAACGAGCGATACCATTACTCTAAATGGTACGACCACCGGCGGTATTCTTGGAGCTACAATTGAGATTCAAGATGTGGCGTCAAATGTGTTCTCAGTAGTTGCCCGCGGCGCAGCAACAGGCACTGAAGCCACTCCTTTCTCTGCTGCTGTTTCGTAAGAGGCTTATCATGGGTAAGCTCAACAGCGGTAAAAAGCCTGTTAAGAAGGTTGTAAAGGCCATCAAGAAGGCTACGAAAAAGAATGAGGAGTAAGCTATGGCAGGCTCTGACGTAAAAACAAAGCGGGTCACCGGCACTGGTTCATTGGGTGTCGGTCCCGCCCGTATTAGACAGATACAATTAAAAACTGGATCTGGAACTCCACGGCTCACTCTTACAGATGGCTCCGGCGGTGCTACGGTCTTAGATTTGGACTTTAACGCCTCTGACACGCATTCTGTGAACATTCCTGCGGAAGGTATTAGAGTCACCGACATCTTTGTCGGCACTTTGACTAATATCACCGCAGTAACGTTCTTTTTTAACTAGGTGAGTTATGGCTTCGCGTGATGATAAAATGCCGAAGCGAAACAAAAAAAATTTCCGCCCCACAAAGTCTGGGGCGGGAATGACCAAAGCTGGGGTGGCAGCGTATCGAAAAGCAAACCCCGGAAGTAAGTTAAAAACTGCGGTTACCGGCAAGGTAAAGAAGGGTTCAAAAGACGCTAAAAGACGTAAGTCCTTTTGCGCTCGTTCCGCGGGTCAAATGAAAAAATTTCCAAAGGCTGCAAAAAATCCTAACAGCCGTTTACGCCAAGCTAGGAAGAGATGGAAATGTTGACGTGGGATAAGATTGCGCCAGCTTTAATTTTGACCGGAATTGGTTGGATATCGATGGAAATGTCTGTTGTCAAAACAGATTTAGCGGTTTTGACTGTTCAACTTGAAAATGTTGAAGAGAAAATTGCGGCTAATCACGAAATGATTACTCCCATGTGGGAAGATTTTTTGTTGGAGAAGTCTGATGACTATGCTGCGTGGATCAATGAATAGGCAAGTAAACACAGGGCCTAAATCAAAAAAGATAACGCCCACTTATTTTAGAAAGGGCGGCGGTGTCAGTAGGAAAAGCAAAGGGTCCAAGATTTGCCCGGAAGGAAAAGCATGGGCTAAACGGACGTTTGATACATACCCGTCGGCGTATGCAAACTTGGCCGCATCCAAATACTGCAAAGACCCAAACTACGCTAAAAAGTCAAAAGGCGGAAAGCGGAAAGGAAAGTAATGGGTGAGCTTCAAAAATGGTTGAAGCAGGATTGGGTAAGGATTGGTAGTGACGGTTCAATTAAAGGCAAGTGCGGCACTTCTAAAGATAAAAAAAATCCTGATCGCTGTCTGCCGCGGGCTAAAGCTAACAGTCTTACAAAAGCTCAACGCGCCTCTACTGCACGGAAAAAGAAAAAAGCGGGGGCTGGCGGCAAGACCGTTGTATCTAACACCAAAGAAGCCAAGGTCAGAAAAATGGCAAATGGCGGCGCTGCTGTACCAACGACAAAACCAAAAAGACCCTTCAAAGGCAAATCTGTTCGCGGAACTGCGGTTGCTAGAGGCTGCGGAGCAGTCATGCCGAACCGCCGAAAAAGAACAAAAGGCTCTGTTGTACAAACTTGAGAGAATAAAATGCTTCCAAATTTTCAACTGGAGCAAGAAATTATTAAAGAAATGCGAGATTGGTCTTCGCATGCTTTGGAAAAAATAAATCCAAATTACAATGACTTACCCGCATGCCCCTATGCAAAAACAGCATGGGCACAAGATCGTGTAGGGTTTTGTTTTAAGTACAATGACCATTGGCAAGATCTTTACACCCTAGTCTCTCAATGGGATGACACTAAAGACGTTGTAATTCTTATAGATTTTTGTCCGTTGCCAATAGATGAGATGGATAGATATCTCAACATGTTGAACGACATGATATCCGAAGGCGTTTTGATAAACAAAGACATGTTCTTGATGGGGTTCCACCCAGACGATGAAGACAACGATTTTTTAGATGACACGGACTTTGAAAGCGCAACATCGACCTCTGAGGTTTCGTATGCTATGATCTTTTTGCAAAGATTGACTAAGTTGCAAGAAGCGTCGGATGCCCTTAGAGTGAAAGGGTACTATAACAACTGCGAAGAGTATTATGACTCTTCTCAACTGTATGAAAACCGTAAATTCTTGTACAGGAGATTTAAAGATGCGGAAAAAAGCTAAGAAGATGATGCGCGGCGGAGCGGCTAAAAAGGCGGCTCCAAAGATGATGCGCGGTGGTGGCATGGCTAAAAAGCCTCTTATGATGCGCGGTGGCGGTATGGCTAAAAAGAAAATGAAACGTGGTGGCAGGGTTAAGAAGTAATCATGGCTACTTCGGGGTCAAAAAACTTTGAGCTTCAAGTCGATGAATACATCGAAGAAGCTTTTGAGCGGTGTGGGTTAGAGTTCAGGACGGGATACGATGCCCGCACCGCAAAACGTTCCCTCAATCTGCTTCTTGCGGATTGGGCTAACCGTGGCTTGAACCAATGGACAATCGCGCAGAGGACGTTGACCCTGTCTCAAGGCACTAGCGCGTACAATCTTGGCACGGATGTGATCGACATATTGTCGGCGGTGTGCAGCAGAAGCAATTCTGATTTGTCTATGCAGCGCCTCAGTAGAGATGGGTACATAGTCATCCCCTCAAAAACCACTCAGGGGCGTCCAAGCCAATTTTTTTTAGATCGGCAAATTACACCGTCTTTGAAACTGTACCCCACTCCTGAGAATGCCACCGACACGATAATTTACGATGCCCTTGTGCGGATGGATGATGCGGATGTCTATACAAACACAATAGAAGTTCCTTTTCGGTTTTACCCTTGTTTGGCCGCGGGGCTGGCGTACTACATTTCAATGAAGAAAGCTCCTGAACGCGTTCAACTTTTAAAAGCGGTCTATGAAGAGGAGTTTGAGAGAGCGCGTACAGAGGATCGGGATAGATCTTCATTTAACGTGACGCCTCAGTATCAGTATTTACGAGTAAATTGATGTCTAAATTTGCGTCAGGAAAAAGAGCTTATTTTATTTCTGACCGTTCTGGTCAGAGGTACAGATATAGGGACGCAAAGCGTGAATGGACTGGGGCTATTGTAGGCCCGGATGAATTTGATCCTAAACACCCACAGTTGTTTCCTGTACGGAATATAGCGGATCCGCAAGCGTTGCGTGATCCAAGACCTGACACTCAGAACATTTTTTCTGTGAATGTGACTTTCCCAACCTTCAATCTTACCACCATCAGGTATATTCCAGTACCTGTCATGCTAGGTTCAGTCGGGCAGGTAGTGGCGACGGGCAGTGCGACGGGAGAAGCTATTTCAGTATCAATTACGGGCATCTCCGCGGAAGGTTACGTTGGAAGCGTGGTTGCGTCTAACATAGCATCTGCAACGGCGGCGGTAACTGGCGTAGCAGGGACAAGTGCCGTAGGTTCAGTCTCTGTATTGGCAATAACAGTTTATACGGTAACGGTTTCAAGCGATGGATACGGTAATAAATACTATATTGCAGGTCTTTCAGGCGCTGCCCCAACCCTCACCCTCAACGAGGGAAGCACTTATCGATTTGATCAGTCTGATTCCAGTAATTCCGGGCATCCCTTCAGATTCTCTACCACTTCTAATGGAACACATGCGGGGGGTAGTGAATACACCACCGGTGTAACGCACAACGGCACTCCGGGCAGTTCAGGGGCGTATACACAGATCACGGTAGCCTCTGGGGCTCCAACTCTGTATTATTACTGCTCAAATCACAGTGGTATGGGCGGCACGGCAAACACGCCATAGGAGTAGAAAATGGCTTTTTCTGGAAATTTCTTGTGTACGTCTTTCAAGAGCGAACTGTTTAGTGCAGTGCATAATTTTGGAAGTCACACATTTAAAATGGCGTTATTTACCAATAGCGCTACTTTAAACGCGTCAACCACGGCGTACTCTACCACGAACGAGGTTAGTGGGACGGGTTACAGTGCGGGCGGAGCAACTATTGCAAACGTCAGTGTCAACACCAGCGGCACGACGGCTTTCATTGATTTTGATGATGTTGCTTTTTCAAGCTCTTCGATAACTGCCAGAGGTGCCCTGTTGTATAACAGTAGCGCATCAGATAAAGCGGTTGCGGTATTTGATTTTGGTGCGGATAAATCTTCGTCGTCCTCAACATTTACAATCACAATCCCGACGGCGGATGCGAGCAATGCGATAGTTAGGATTGCCTGATGAGCTTCACGTATGGCGAATTAAAGACAGCAATTCAAAATTTTACGGACAACGAAGAAACAACCTTCGTTGCAAATTTACCTGTCTTTATTCGTTCCGCAGAAGATCGGATATTTAAGTTAGTAGATCTTGAGGTGTTTCGCAAAAATGCCACAAGCACCTTGACGCAAAACGATCCTTATTTGTCTGTTCCCACAGATTATTTATCTTCTTTTTCGATGTCTGTAACAAACAGTTCCAGCAAAGAGTTTTTGTTGCAAAAAGACGTTAACTTTTTGCAAACATACAATCCTAATCCCGCTACTACGGGGACGCCAAAATATTACGCTTTCTTTGACGTGGACAATTTTATTTTATCTCCAACGCCAGATTCAAACTATGCTGTAGAGCTTCACTACTACTACCGGCCAGACAGCATTACAAAGTCCCCCGGAGCGGATAGCCAAACGACTTGGCTCAGTGAGAACGCCCCAAATGCGTTGCTTTACGGCTCTCTGATGGAAGCGTACATTTATATGAAGGGCGAACAAGACATGCTTCAGATGTACGAAAAACAGTTCGCCGAAGCTCTAAGTCGAATTAAAGATTTGGCGGAAGCTAGAGAAAACAGCGATGCGTATCGCAGAGGTCTGCCAGATCGGCCTCGTACATAAGGAGTAGAAGACATGGCAACGTCAAACGCAGCAACCAATTATCTAGAACATGCGATCCTTGATTTCTTGTTCAAGAATAACTCGGAGAGCTTTGCCACCCCCGGCAACAGCATTTATGTCGGCCTTGCAACCGCCGTATCTAGTATTGAAACAGGCTCTCTAACAGAGGCCACGTTTGGATCTTACGCTAGGCAGCAGGTTCAGGCTTCCGGCTGGACAGTTCCCGCAGTGGGAACAGATGCTCAGACCGCAACAAACGCGGCCAATATTGAGTTCCCGGCGTCTACCGGCACAAACAACACGATCACACATGCGTTTGTTGTAGACGCGGCTAGTAGCGGAAACATCCTGTTCGTTGGCGCACTTGATGCAAGTAAGACAATCGCCACTGGCGATATCTTCCGCATTAACGCAGGCAACCTGTCGATAGAGCTAAAGTAACATGGCACTTGTTCTCAGAGATCGCGTAAAAGAAACGACCACAACCACCGGCACTGCAACGTACACGCTTGCAGGCGCTGTTTCTGGTTTTGAGACTTTCGGCAGCGTGGGCGATGGGAACACGACATATTACGCTTGTTCTGACGGAACCGACTTTGAGGTCGGCATTGGAACCTACACTGCGTCAGGCACCACACTAGCCAGAACTACGGTGCTTCAGTCGAGCAACAGTGATGCTGCTGTGAACTGGAGTTCCGGTACAAGGACGATTTTCTGCACGTTGCCAGCGGAGAAGATGTCTTTCCTTGATGCCTCTGGAAATGTGGTGGCGGCTAACGGTAGCAACCTAACTGCACTCAATGCCAGCAACCTTGCTTCTGGCACGGTCCCAGATGCTAGGTTTCCCGCAACGCTGCCAGCGGCTAGTGGTGTAAACCTCACTGCGTTGAACGCCAGCAATCTTGGCTCCGGTACAGTTCCAGATGCGCGGTTCCCCGCGACACTACCGGCGGCGAATGGTAGTAATCTGACGGCATTGAACGCCAGCAACCTTTCTAGCGGGACAGTGGCTAACGCTAGGTTGGACGCACAGCTACAAGACGTGGCGGGGCTGGCGGTTACAAACGGTAACTTTATTGTGGGTGATGGGTCTAATTTTGTAGCTGAGAGCGGCGCAACAGCCAGAACATCACTGGGGTTAGGTAGCGCAGCCACATCTAACACAACCGACTTTGAATCCGCTGGGCAAAGCGTAGTCATGGCGATAGCACTGGGGTAACGATATGCCTAATAACTTTAAGACCTTTACAGACACGGCGGTAGGCACCGCTAACGCAGATGTTTACACATGCCCCAGTTCGACAGAAACAACCATTATCGGACTGAACATTGCCAACATCCTGACCGTCTCCATCACCGTAAATGTCCAGCTAATCAACAACGACGGCGACAACGTACACATCGTCAAGTCGGCTATTGTGCCGGTGGGCAGTAGTTTGGTGGCTGTTGGGGTGACCAGAAGATTGTTTTGAACGCGAGTGACATCTTGCGAATTACGGCAAGTCAAGCGTCAGCCGCTGATGTGACTGTGTCGTTGTTGGAGATTAGCTGATGGCACTTAGTAAGGTTGGTTCAAATCAAATTGATTCTGCGGCGTCACTAACGGTTTCCGGTAACGTCAGCGCGGACGGCGGCACTATCAAGTTAGATGGGGCATTTCCCACAGGCACAGACAACACTGCTCTAGGGGATGGCGCACTTGATGATGGCTCTTTGTCTGGTGGCTATAACGTGGCGGTAGGAGAGGCTGCACTTGGTGAGAACGAGGGCGGTCAAGAAAATGTGGCTGTCGGATGGAATAGTCTTGATGCAAACACCTCTGGTAATAATAGCACCGCAGTAGGTTCGCAATCTTTGAGTGGAAATACTACTGGGGGCAGTAATGTAGCTGTTGGAAAAAATGCGTTACGAGCGAATACTACGGCATCTAACAACACAGCAGTGGGTTATGTTGGATTAAGTGCTAATACCACCGGCGCAGCAAATACGTCTGTGGGTTCGCTTGCTCTTGATGCTAATACAACAGGTGATAACAACTCCGCTTTTGGTGTCAACGCTTTATCGACCAATACAACAGCAGACGCAAATAGTGCCTATGGCTATCAAGCCCTGTATTCAAATACTACGGGAGCAAATAATGTTTCTGTAGGTGTTAATTCTCTTTTTGCAAACACCACCGCATCCAACAATACGGCGGTAGGTTATGCGGCTTTAATTAACAACACTACGGGTACCAAGAATTTTGCAGCGGGATATAACTCAGGAATTGGCACAACCACAGGCCAATATAATACATACGTAGGAGCAGATTCTGGTGCCTCAGCTACAACTGCAAGTTTCAATACTTTTGTAGGCAGTACCGATGGAACTTACGGCGGTGCTGGTGGTAGCACCACTGGCGACAGAAACACCTTTATAGGCAACGGCTCTGGGTCACGGGTAAGTACTGGTTATAGAAACACCATTCTTGGCCGATACAACGGCAATCAAGGCGGCCTAAACATCAGTGCTGCTTATAACCATATCGTGCTGTCAGATGGAGATGGTAATCCTCGTCTTTACCTAAACGCCAATGGAACACTTTTTGTACCGCAAATTTACAACGACACCACAAGTAATCCAGCAAATATGCAAGTTAACTCCGCAGGAGTAATTCATCGTTCCACATCATCCCGCCGCTACAAGAACACTATAACCGACGCCACACACGGCCTCACTGAACTGCTTACACTTCGTCCCATTACCTACAAAGGTAACAACGATGGCGACACAGTATTCGGCGGTTTGATTGCTGAAGAAGTCCACGACGCTGGCTTGACAGAGTTTGTTCAATACAACGACGATGATGAGCCGGATGCGCTTGCATATGGAAATATGGTGTCGCTGTGCATCAAAGCAATCCAAGAACTGAAAACCGAACTTGATGAAGCGAAGGCTCGTATCGCAGCACTGGAGGCTGGCTAATGGCATATATTGGCAAGGCACCAAACACAGCGATAGTAAATCAGACAACGAGTCAGTCGTTTAACGGCACTGGTTCGGCGACTGCGTTTACGCTGAACAGGTCCGTCAATGTGAGCGAAGACCTAGAGGTGTTTGTCAACAACGTCCAGCAGGAACCGGGTTCAGGCAAGGCGTATACTGCCAGCGGTACGACGCTGACGTTCAGCGCAGCCCCTGCTTCGGGCACCGGCAACATCTATGTCATCTACCGTGGTGAGGCGACTATCAACCCGCGCCTAGAGCATGATGCTAACTCTGCGCTGGCGGCGACGACGGGTACGTTTACCGGCGCATTTACATCACCCGGCATCGACGACAATGCGGGTGCCACCGCTGTAATTATAGATAGCAACAACGTGTTTATGACGGGGGGCAAAACTTCTGCCAGCTTTGACAACATAGGCTTTCAGATAAGTCCATCTGCTACCGCTGGTTTTACAAAAGATGGTGCAACAGCCCTTTATGTGAACAGAAAATCAAGTGACGGCACTATTATTGAGGCTCGTAAAGACAACACCACGGTGGGGAGTATTGGCATACAGTCTAGCGGCTTTTACATTGATGGTGAAAGCGGTCACGAAGGCATTCGCTTTGCCAACGGCGCAATCACACCAAGAGAAAACGGAAGCGATAGTGACGGCACTAGTGATTTAGGCGCATCTAACAACCGCTTCAAAGACCTTTATCTTGGCGGCAACCTGTATCTTGGCGGCACCGGCAGTGCAAATGCTCTGAGTGACTATGAGGAGGGCACGTTTACGCCAGCTTACACAGAAGGTTTGACAAGCGTTTCTTATCAATTTAGGGGTGGAAAATACACTAAGGTGGGGCGTCTTGTTTATTTTCAAATAAGCATTAGGGCAAGTGCTGCAACAACAAACGGCAATCAAGTGAGAATATCCGGTCTGCCTTTTAATTCAGACACATCTGCTGCTGCTTATGGCGGTGCATTTATAACTTACAACAACAACTGGTATGTTCAACTAGGTGGCCCGACGCTTTTCATACAGGAAAATGATACGCATGTGCTGTTTTACAAAAAGTCTGATGGCGGCACGTTAAAGGGTAACGACAGTGATTTGCAGGAATTGAACGATATTCATATTAATGGCTTTTACATGACGTAATAACCCCATCGGAGATGAGGGTCGGACAGTCCAACCGTAGGAGATAAAAATGGCACTTACAGAAGAAACAGTAGAAGACAAGATTGAAGTCGTCGGCGATTACAAAGCTGTGCAAGTACGCACCGCCACTGTCATCAAGCGTGACGGCGTGGAGATTAGCCGCAACTTTCACCGGCATGTTCTGCAATGCAGCACCAAGTCAGGTGACACTTGGGGCGACACAGACATCTCTGGCGAAAGCACTGAGGTGCAAGGCATTTGCAACGCCGTTTGGTCCGACGCTGTGAAGACTGCGTATCAGGCCGCTATAGACGCGCAGGAAGTATAAGGAGCTAGGTAATGGCACTGAGTAAAATCGTAAGAGACAGTTTAAACACTGGCATTGATGATAACTCAGATGCCACTGCCATCACGATTGATAGCTCTGAAAGAGTTGGTATAGCCACCCCTGCAACCTCAAATGCGCGGTGCCTTCTGCACACCCACCCAAGTGGCACCGGCAGCATCCCAACGAATTATTTAGTCCAGCAAGATGATAACAATCTTGGCTTGGTGATTATGAATACTAATGACAGCGCCACTTACTCTGGGCTGCGGATTGAAACTCGCAGCAATCAGGCAGCGGGCTGGCTAGTGGCAAATGAGTTTCAGTCGGCTTTCAATGGCGATCTAGTTTTTCGGGCCAGAAATGCAGGGTCTACATCAGCAGAAATCGCTAGAATGAAGTCGAGCGGTGGCCTCACCTTCAACGGCGACACGGCGGCGGCGAATGCTCTGAATGATTATGAGGAAGGCACGTTCACCGCAACGCTGAATGGCGGCTCTAATCACCCTTCATCACGACTGCAAACTACAGGTCAATATACAAAAGTTGGCAACAAGGTCACTGTTAGCTTTGAATTTAATAACGTGACCACCACTGGCTCTCCAAACTACGCTGGACAGATTAGCGTTTTTGGAATGCCCTTTGCAGCCTCTGACCCCAGCGGAACAGTGCGACAAGTTAGTGGGAGTGTTGCTAGTTACAGCGCGGCTACTTGGGATTCTGCGAGTAGTGGATTATTCGCCAGACTAGGTGATGGGGCCACAGAATGGTATTTCTACGCAAATCGTTCTAACGATGCTTGGTATCCCTTGCAGCATAGTCCCGGAACTAACCGTTACCTACTTTTTAACGCTACTTACATAACAGGATAACCCCACCGGATGGTGAGGGTCGGACAGTCCAACCATAGGAGATAAAATGTGGCCTACATAGGCGTAGATCCAAATATAGGTGACATCACCTTTCAGACCTTTACTGGGACAGGTAGTGCGACGGCCTTCACGCTGGCGCAAAGCGTCGTGTCTGGAGAGGCTTTGCTTGTCACCATTGGTAACGTCGTGCAGGAGCCGGGAACCAGCAAGGCGTATACGGCGCAGGGCAACACCCTGACATTCTCTGCCGCCCCTGCTAACGGCGATGTAATCACTGTGCGCTTCTTTGGTCGCGCTGTTGACCAGCCAACCAGCTACGCGATGCAGTTGTTCAAGTATGTAGCTACCAACAACCAGACGGCATTTACGGGGGCAGATGCAAATGGTGCGATACTGGCTTTTAGTGGTGATGATGTCGATGTTTACCTTAACGGGGTGCATCTGGACAGTTCAGACTTCACAGCAAGCAACGGCAATACAATCACACTTGGCACCGGGGCCGCGACTAATGATGAGTTGGTAATACGCGCCTATCGTGCTTTCACTGTTACTGATACAGTATCCAAAGCGTCTGGCGGCACGTTCAGCGGTGAGATTACCGCACCGTCCTTCCAGACAACGAACACCCTAGTGGACACGGCGGCGTTCCGCACCAACGACAAGACGGTCAGCGAGGACACCACCATAGCCGCCACAAAGAATGCCCTTGGCATCGGTCCTCTGACGATTGCTGATGGCGTAACAATAACGGTTGCCAGCGGTGGCAGTCTGACAATTCTGTGAGGCGCGTATGGCTTCGATAATAAATGTAGACAAGATTAGGGCGACAGGCAGCACGACGGATGGGCTGACTGTAGCCTCCTCCGGCTATGTAATCATGCCGCAGCGTCCAGCATTTTTTGCTCGTGCCGCTACCCAATATAGTCAAACTGGAATTATTAAATATAATGATGTGACCAGCACCGGATGCTTTAATCAGGGCGCGCATTTTTCAACGACAACATACAAATTTACCGCGCCGGTAGATGGCGTTTATGTGTTCAGCAATCAAGTGTATACAGAAGGCACGAATGAATTAAGTTTTACTCTTTATCAAAACGATGTCGTTGTCGCTGGTAGTAGATGCAACTACACGAACGCGCAAAACTATCTGGGCATATCGGGAAGTTGGACATTGTATTGTGATTCAGGACATGAAGTTTATGTGTCTACTGGTAGCACTTCGCATCACACAAACTCCGGGTATTCATATTTTAGCGGACATTTGGCGGGTTAAGACATGAGTACACTATTCGTAGACACCATCAACGAGAAGACCAGCGGCAACGGGGTGCAGATACCGGGGCATGTGGTGCAGGTTGTGAACCACAGCTACACAACAAACACAACTACGACAGGTGGGTTTGTAGACGCTGGCGGTAGTAGCTTCACTATCACGCCCACGAGCGCCACCAATAAAATTCTGATTATGGCTGACACATCTTTTCAGTTTACAGGCGGCGGCGGAGAGCGACCAAGCGGACAAGCTCTTATAAACTACAACGGCAGTAATATTGATCCACAGACCAACGCCATAGACTTTTTGCATTCAGTGGTTGACCAGACCTTTTATATCCGCATGTCCAGACAAGTTTACGTTACGGCAGCTTCAACGTCAGCAGTCACAATCAAAATCCAAGTTTCGAAGTACAATGGGACTAACGCACAGGTAAACGGCGCTGCGGGTTCAACAAGCTATGTGACCGCGATGGAGATTGCCCAATGAGCAGCATACTGAAGGTCTCCGAAATCCAAGACCCGACTAACGGGAACAGTGCGCTGACCATCGACTCGTCTGGCCGAGTGTTGACCCCGGCGAGACCAGCATTTATGGCGGCTGCTACAGGTAATAGTAATTATTTGTCTGTTTCTTCTGGTAGTCCCTTTCCGGCGAACACCGCATACAAGAATGTGGGCGGTCACTACTCAACTTCAACATACAAATTTACCGCGCCCGTTGAAGGGTTTTATTTGTTCACTTGGTCTTCTTTAACGAACAACACAGGGAGTGGTTCAAGACCTTGTCTTTTTGTAAACAACTCAAGCAATCACCCCAGTGGATTTAGACCAATTGCTGGAAATGATACCGGCGCTCAAGCTGGAGGAACAACAAGTTACTCTGTTATATGTCATTTAAGAGTTAATGATACAGCTTTTATGTCGTCTGATAATGGAAGCCTTTATTACTATGGCGGCGACCACAACCACTTTTCTGGGATACTGATGGGTTAGACATGGCAACAGTAGCAGACGCAATCGTAGCTCTAATCCCTGACGAACAGTGGGTGCTTCGTGGTGAACCGACCACAGAGGATGAGTTCAATGCCATGTTTCGCCGGATTATTGGCGAGGACGACAATGGCAGTGCTGTCGAGTCCAGCAACCCACATAACTGGGGTGTATCGTGGACCACGGTATCTGCAAAGAAGGCAGAGCTTGATGCCGCCGAGCCTATGAAGCTGCTTCGTGCCGAGCGTGACCGCCGTATCGCCGAGACAGACTGGTGGGCCTCTTCGGATCTAACCATGAGTACGGAGCGCACAGCGTATCGTCAGGCGCTGCGTGACATCACCGACAGCGCGACCAGCCTTGACGATGTAACGTGGCCGACAAAACCGGAGTAAGTGATGAGTAGAGCGCGTGAATTTGCAGACCTCGCCGGTTCGGCTGATGCCGGTGGCATTACAGGCAGGAACCTTGTCATCAACGGTGCGATGCAGGTGGCGCAGAGGGCTACGTCAGCAACAGACTTAGGTGCAGGGTCAAATGCTTATCACACCGTAGACAGAATAAAAGTGGCGAAGGGTTCTACCGCTACAGCGGGGCGGTTTACAATGACACAATCAGATGTCACAGACCTTGCTGGGTTTTCTAATGCTGTTAAATTCCAATGTACAACAGCCGACACTAGCATCGCCGCAAGTGAAGCTATGCTTGTTCAATATGTTTTTGAAGGTCAAGACGTACAAAGTCTGATGGAAACATCGACCTCAACTAAAGCGTTTACTATTTCTTTTTATGCAAAAGCCAACGAGAGTCGTGCGTTTAGCGTT